TTTCATTGCACGACTTGTAAAGATACCAAACACGTTATCTGCTGTGTTAATCTTTGAAATACCGCCCGAAATGTGCGAGTGGTCAAATTCAATTTCTTCCACAGCGGATCTATTCAACTGACTTGCAGTTACCATCAAGATGCCCAGCTCTTTGGCCAAGTTACGCAGTTCTTCTGAAACATACTTGTCCTTCACAAACAAGTCGTTGGGACTAACTTTGGCGCTAACAGGCATTAGCAAATCCAAGTAATCAATCATCACAAAGTCTACCTTCTTACCAGTTTGAATTTGATACTCTTTCAAATAAGCACGAATGTCGTTGATGTTTGATTGTGCCGGCAAGCCCTTGACCTGATAGTTGCCTGATTTTTTAGACACCAGCTTGACCTTGAGCTCTGTAGTGTCTATATCCTTGCGAATGTCCTTGGTGCTCATGTTGGTTAACATGGCATCAGTACGCAATGACGTAAGTTCTTCTGAAAGTTCTAGTGTGATATAAACTCCACTGAGTCCTTGCTGTAGCCAGTTTAGTGCAATGTTCATCATGACCAAGCTCTTGCCTGATCCAGATCCACCTGCAAAGATGTTTAGTTCACCACGACTGAATCCACCGTATAACAATCTGTCCAGTTGTGGCCAGCCGGTGCTTACTTGCCCACCTGAGTTGAAGTATTTCTCAATGCGAGCTTTAGGATCAGCAAAGTAGTCTGTGCCCATGTCTTTAGTGAGTGATATTTGTACTGCATCTTTAATCAGTTTTTCAACAGGATCATACTCGCCTTTTTCCAACAAGTCTGCGGCTTTTAAAATAGCTCGCTCCAGTTCCTGGCGGCGGGTAAATGCTTCAAACTCGCCCATGAACCAGTCAAAGTGTCCTTCATTCAAGTCTGGCACAGCCGCCAATTTAACGCCTGTGGTAGCTGAAATTTGCATGCGGTCTGGCAGGGTCTTGTGCTTTTCCGAATGTTCTTTGATAAACTCAGCCGCAGGTCTCAAACTCTTGTCAAAGTTTTGCGGGTTGTAGATGTTTTGAACACGTACATAGCTCTGTGCGTCTTCTAGCATCATTTCTAAAAATAGTTTTTGAACGTCAAGGGAATAGTCTTTTAGCATGAATAAAGTCCAAGTGCGATGTGAGTGGTTCTAATATTTAAGCAGGTGTGTTTGCTTGAGTTTGTGAGTAGCATTCTATTAGTTTTGGCAGCAACGAATGTCCAAAAAACTGCAAATTGCCTGATGGTCCATGGTGTCCTTCTGGTGCGTCAGAGTCTGCTGGTCGAACCACTCCAAGGTTTACGCCATAATATGTTTTGTCAAATAATATACACTTTTTGTGATTTTTGCAATACGGCAAGACAAAATTGCTCGGCCCCCAACAATTATTTTTATCTAGATCCTTGCTTAAATTAATAATCAAGTAGTTGGCATTGATGCTGTCTAGCCATTGAGTCAGTAAAAATATCTGTCGCAATACGTCTGTTTCAACCCAATTGCGATTGTTATGTACAATTAATTGACGATCAGATCCATAGTTATTTAGGCTGCCAAGTCCGCGATGGGCTTCAATATCAAATCGATCAATTTTCCAAGTATTGGTGTTAATGTTGTATCCAAGGTATTCTGCATTTATATAATTGTCAAAAATTGTAATACGCTCCAATGGTGGAATTCCCACAAATATCATATCACGATCCCACTCAATCTTTTGAGACATTCCCACTAACAACTGCTGAACTGTTGTAAAACTATTTCCTGGACCTGAGCAATTCATAATAGAGTTCACATTTAGTACGTTTGCAGCCAATCCCCAAAAACTGTCAACAGGATCTACACAAACATATGGTGTTGTATAACTGTCACCAAATACCCATAGTTTATTGTATTCTTTTAACAAAGTCGATCCTTTATGCTAATTTCAAAAAAATATTGATTACCTGCTAGGCCATGATGTCCCATCCATCCATGTTGTTTAAAATCTGTTGGCTCGTGTTTGTCTAAATTTACACTGTAGTATGTGTTGTCAAACAATATACATTTATCATGAGATTGGCAATATGGCAGCACAAATTCACTAGGCCCCCATACGTTATTAGGATCAAATGGTTTGCTCAAATTAACTATCAAATAGTTAGCTCCTATTGAGTCTAACCACGCGGTTAACAAAAAAATTGCCGACAATTCTTGCGTTTCCGTCCATGATCTATCTTCATACACTACCATGCGTTGAGCTTGATCACCTCTTATAATTTGCAATCCATTGTGACAATTTATTTGTTTATTGTAACTTTTCCATGTCTCAACATCAATACAACTGGCAGAATATTTTGTATCTTTGAAATTATCAAAAACAGTCAAGCGTTCTAATGGCGGAATTCCAATGATAAAAAAATCAGTGGCAAAATCAAATTGTGATTGCATACCAATTAACATGTGCTTGACACTGCTAAAACTATTTCCCAGCCAAGAACAGTTTACAATTTCTGTTGCACCAATGTGTGTAGCAGTTAATCCCCAGAATGAATTTTTTGCCTCAACACAATAATCTGTGGTGGTATAACTATCACCAAATACCCAAAGTTTGTTGTATTTTTTTGACAAGTTGTTTTTTCCTTAGCTCTATTTTGATCTTACTGGTTTCTCTGGCTGCCATTATAGTTAGCAAGGTGCCAACACGCCCTAATGCAATTACAGCATCATTGACATCTTTACAGCCTTCTGGCCATTCTGGTATACTTACCGCCCATCCCAATTCTACGGCACGTTCCATCAGTTCCAAGCCTGCTGTGTCCTGGTCGGGCACAACAGTTATCTCTCTACCCAAGTTGCGTATCAGTCGGGCCTGTGCATCACTCACTGTGTTGTGCATCACAGCCACACCACCAATACTCAATGCATCAAATATGCCTTCTGTCACTATCACATTGGTCCAGTCTTTGTGTTGTAAATCTGTTCCAAACACATAACCTGGTTGGCTGTCTGAAATAAACTTGGGTCGACGGTTGTCTAAAAATCTACAAGTATATCCTACAATTTTATTTTCGTATGTGAACGGAATAACCACATGTGGGCGTGTCCAGTGAATGCCATCATTTTGCGTCTGCACCATCATAGGAAAGTTTTCGGGTACATGTCTGCCGCGCACATAGTCCCAATGCATCTGGTGATCGGCAGTTAACAATTCAGCAAAGGGTGGCAAGTCTCGTTCTTCAAACACAATGCCGCCCAATTGATTCCACACCTGTTGCCGATCTTCCAGTATACCATGTATGCTACGATGACGCAGACTTTCAAGATTGAGCATTTCAATTTCGTTGTCTGGCACACCCATCCAACCCAGCAGTCTGCGAGCTTTGACACTCAGAGTTCTGCCCATGATAAAACTGGCTGTGTAGGCACAATTGAAACAGTGATAACTCCATCCTGCCTCTGTGGCTTTGAGGCCGCCACGCCCTCTTGTGTCCCGTGTGCTGCCATTGTGCTGACAGCACACCGCATTGAAGCTCAACCAACCTGATGGTGTGGGTTTTCTTTTTGCAGGTAGGTAAGCTAGGATGTCGAGCATCTGTATAGTATAGCAGATCAGCCGGACTAAATCAACGATATTGGAGATTAGTAATATAACCAGTTGTGATCAACACTGTGGCTGCTATGGTGCCTTGGTATTGTATTGGTAGATATCCTGATCCACCATTAGTGACAGTGATTCCACCAATCTGTCCATTGCCTACTGAAGTCACAATGGCTTCTGCACCTGCCCCATTTCCTAAAATTTGAACCTTAGGCGGTGCTACATAGCCCTGTCCCTTGTTGTTAACTGTGATTCCAGTAACAACTCCGTCAGTTACTTCAGCTGTGGCTGATGCGCCAAATCCCAGGCTGTTGTTAAACCCAGCTCGTATCAAATTGTAAAAGCCCACAATGTTAAAATATTGGGTGGATGTTTCGTCAAAGAATTCAAAACTTGCAGTAACATCATACCAAACTGATTCGTAAGTGTCTGCTGCTTGAAACTTAACAGTTCCGGTATAGTGATCCATGTCCATTTTCACAGTGGTTAGACTTTGCCCGCTGGTGGGGATATGACTAGAATAAAATTCCGTAAGTTGTGTGGTATTCACTGGTTGTGGAGTTAGCGCCCAATCAGGCCAGTTTGTGGGTCCTGGTTGCAGTTGTTGTGCTTTGCCATAAATTGTGGGAATGGTCAACATTGGACTGGGCACAAACGCAGGCAACACACTATTCACAATATTGCAGTCTGCTCTAGCACCTGAATTAGCGTCTACATAGGCCGCTTGCACGTAGTCTCCTGCTGTGCGTTGTATGCTGTAGCTGCCAGGCTGTGCTGTAATGTTGATGGTATCCGCATTGTCCAGCACCACTTTTACTCTGCCCAGTGTGGCGCTGAGTGTGACCATAGGCTTTTCAACCAGCAATTGATCACCAGCTTGATTCATCAATCTAAACACAAAACTGCTGCCTGTGATGTTTACAGGCTTTTCCTCTTGATTGATAAATTCAAACAGTAGAACGTTGTCTACACCTTTGTTTACGGTTAATTGTTTTGCATACACTGGGTCATACCTCGCTGTGAAATATCCACCACTGGTGTCAACTAACAAGACTTTGGTAATTTGCTGGTATAAGTAAACGGTGGTTGAATACATAGGATCCTCGAACAATATTTATGGGTAATGATATCTT